ACAAGGTTTTAGCCACTCAATAGCAGACGGACGGAATGACGAATCTCGGAAAACTCGCGCATATCCATTGCCGCCAAGTCCTTTGCCAGTCTCCATTAGTTGCCGAAGCTCAAAAGACGTGTGAAGCTCGCTAGGTATGCCACCGATTAACTGGATTGCAGGGTGATTTTTAATCTCCTGCGGCCCGTTTGGTGTCGGCTTGTAAAGGTAGATTGGCAACTTCGCCACCATGTCGGCAATGAGCGAAACGCAAGCAGTGACAGCTGCCACTGTAAGCGAACTATTTTCGTTCACACTTGCCCCGCTTGCCGTTGGGTGACCTAAAATCTGAACAATGCGACCAGTGAGTAAGTCCCCAGTGGTTTCTTGAGTCGATCTGCGCTCAGGAAGGCGCTTTCCTGCTGGTTCTAGTCGCGTTACAGGTTCAGCGTTCTGATCGGCTATGAAACGATCAGAACGCCTATTAACACTAATGCGATTGAACAACGAAAACACTGCAACGCAAAAATAATGCAAATGCAACTAAATTGCAAGAACAATTTTTGTGCAAATGCAAAATAATTGCGTTAAAAGTTGAAAAATGGCGTATCTTCAAGGGATTTGTCGCGTGTCATTGCTCTCCCGATCGCCATAATTGCACCGATTACGGGGTCGATTTTGTTGGAATTTGTCTCTTTATTTGGATATACGTTGTCCTTTTTGTCGATTTTCCCAGTAGTATTTGACACTGCCCACGTCAAAACAGGGTCGCCGCAATGAATAATTCGCCCTGATCGTATCAGTGCATCAAGTTCTTTCATTGGCTCACTCATCATTAATACTGTGTTACGGTATTCAACAATCGGCACACCTTCTTTTTCGAGCAATGGAAACACGCCCCATGCTCGGTTGGGGTCGCTTGGCATTTCCAGCACTTTGTATTCTTTGCAGGCTGTCAAAACGTCGTCTTTGAAGTGATCTAAGTCCGTGATTTCTTCTCCCGCCGTTTCTAGCCATCCCGCAATATGCCAGTTCCGATAGTGCTGATTTTCTGGCAAATTAAGCGTTGCCTCTGGTATGTAATACTTGCCGAAAAGCGCATAACGGTTATCTGGCAAGCAAAACAACTGCATCAAAGCTACAAGGTCGTGCTTGCTTGCCAAGTCCCCCGAAAGGTAGCAAGGAAACTCTTTGAAATCTTCGCGCTTGAGACAAAACTTGTAAAACGCGCAAACGGGCAGCGATTTGTCGCTTACGAAGTCAGTGGGGAAAAGGAGATTTTTAATCGTACAGATATTGTGCATGTTCGCCAATTGTCAAAAGACGGCGTAAATGGACTTTCTCCGATTACTCTTTTACGCGACTCAATCGGCACAGCCATGAGCCAAACGCAGGCAGCAGGCAAGCTGATGAAAAACGGGGCAAAGTTTCCAGGGTTCTTAGTGACACAAAGCGTCCTGCCAAAAGAGAAAATAGACGACGCGAGACAGGCTTGGGAAACTAATTACGGCGGCGCGGAAAACTCAGGTCGCGTGCCAATCCTGAACGGGACTTTTGACTTCAAACAGACCAACGGAATGAGCATGGTCGATGCACAGTTCATCGAATCACGTCGTTTTGAATTGCAAGAAATCGCGAGGATTTATCGAATACCGCCTTTCATGATTGGTGATTCCACGGCATCGAACTGGGGAACAGGCATCGAACAGCAAACGCTCGGATTTTTGAATTTCTGCCTCGATCCACACCTTCGCGGGTGGGAGCAATCTTTGGCTTATACGCTACTGACAACTCAGGAACAGCGCGAAGGCTATTACTTTCAATTTGACCGTGACGAGCTTGCAAACGTGGCACTTGAGGCAAGGGCGAATTTCTACAAAGCAATGCGAGAAATGGAAGTATTCTCAGCCAACGACGTTCGCGCTGAACTAGGATACGAGAAAATTAAAGAAGGCGACAGCTACATCAATCCAGCAATCAATCGCGGCAATCAATCAGCAACAATCTAACAATATGGCAAACGAAGGATATTTCGCAATTCAACTACAAGCCACAAAATCGGGGGCAAAGGTCAGCGCGTCAACATCGGGGCGGTTTGACATGGCAGGCACGGACATGCTTCAAGCAACGCAAACAATCGGCACGACTGCCGAGCTTGTTTCATTTGGCGACATCACAGGTGCACCGCAGCAAGTAATGATTCAAAATCTTGACGCGACAAACTTTATCGAGATCGGCGGCGATAGTGGACTAACAGTTTTCAAGATCAAACTTGCGGCAGGGAAATCGACAATTTTCACACCAACAAGCGGGACAATTTACGCCAAAGCTGACACGGCAGCGGTGAACATTATGACCGTGGCAATCGAAGCATAATAATATGAGCAAAAATCAAAACATGCCAGAAATTGAAAGCCGTTTTTTATCGGCATCGGTGGAATTTCGCGCAGGCAATGGAGAATCTGAAACGACTAAAAAAGTTTTCGGATACGCTGCCAAGTTCAATGTTGAAAGCGAAAATCTAGGAAGCAATGAATATCAGTTTCGTGAAGTCATCATGCCAGGCGCATTCGATGACGTGCTGAATGATGATGTTCGCGCACTTTTCAACCATGACAATAATCTGATTTTGGCACGTTCAAAAAACGGAGAAGGGACGTTGAAACTGGGTATTGATGAGGTGGGGTTATGGTATGAGTTTGAAGCGCCTGACACACAAGCAGGGCGCGATCTAATGACCAGCATCGAGAGGGGCGATATTGACCAATCATCGTTCTCATTCCGCGTTGCTGAAAACGGGCAAATTTGGGAAGAAAAGCAAATCGGCGACGGGGCAATGATGGCAAAAAGAACGATCACAAAAGTATCTCGCTTGTATGACGTTTCCCCAGTCACTTCCCCCGCATATCCAGACGCGACGGTCGCATTGCGATCACTGGAAAAATTTCAATCGGAACAGGAAAAACCTGAGCCGATAGTCGACCATTCTCTTAGCCACTGGCAGCGGCGACTGAGCTTAATTACAAGCCTGCCTCAATCAAAATAAAAACAAAAATATGAAGCTAAAAGAGCTACAAGAAAAACGGGGCGAGCTTGTAAACCAAGTGCGTCAAACTCTAGACACGGCAGCAAATGAAGCGCGTGGACTATCGGCAGATGAACAAACAAACCTTGCAAAATTAGAAAGCGAAGCGGATAGTTTCGGATCCTTGATTGATGCAGAGGTTCGCCAAATGGCTCGGGAGTCCCAACGTCAACCACAATTTTCCAAACAGGAAGAGCGTGATGTGAACCGTTTCGATTTCTCCAAAATCATCAATCATTTACACGCTCACGCACGTGGCAGCGCATCCGTTATCGACGGCGTAGAGTCTGAAATGATTGCGGAAGGCGTGAAAGAAGCTCGAAATGCCGGCATTCAATCCACTGGAATCTTGCTTCCTCGCATGTTGGTTCGTCGTGAGAATCGCGACATGACAGCAACAGGCGGCAGCGGTGGTGATCAAGGCGGCATGACCGTTGCGACTAACAAAGCTGGATTGCTCGATGACTTTTTCAACCAATCAGTTTTGCGTTCGCTTGGCTCGACCGTGTTGGAAGGTCTGACAGGAAATCTTGACATTCCTCGCATCATCGCAGGAACGGCAGGTGCTAAAAAAGCAGAGAACGCAGCAGCAGACGAAGTATCGCCAACCACGGCAATGCTTTCTCTTTCGCCTAAGCGTTTGCCTGCTTACATTGACATCAGCGAACAGCTTTTACGTCAATCATCCAGCGCATTGGAAAGCATCCTACGCACTCACCTTACCGCTCAAATGGGCGCAGTTCGTGAAGCGTCGTTCTTCCACGGCGGCGGCACTAACGAGCCTACTGGTATCGCTGCAACTAGCGGAATCGGCAGCATTGCGGGAGGCACTAACGGTGCAGCTCCAATCTGGACTCACCTTACTGGACTGGAGGAAAAAGTTGATGCGCAAAACGCATTGCTTGGAAATCTCGCATACGTTTCTAACGGACAAATCCGCAAGAAACTAAAAGAGACTCCGCGCCAATCTTCGGGTGTAGAGGGCAACTTCCTGCTTGGCACTGACAACATGGTAAACGGCTACAAAGCAGCATTCACGAATGCCGTTTCTCGCACACTTACCAAAGGTTCGGCATCGGCAGTATGTTCTGCAATCTTCTTCGGAAACTTCGCGGATTTCTACGAGGCATATTGGGGCGGCGTTTCCTTGGAAATGGTTCGCGACAAAACTAACGCAATCAGTGGACTATATACGCTCGTTGCCAATGTTTACTATGACGGCGGCGTAGTTCGTCCAAAATCGTTTGCAGCAATGCTCGACGCTCTCGGTGCGTAAACCATGACATGAGGGGGGCAGAGGTGAAAGCCTGCCCCCCTCTAAAATCTTTATCAACTTATGAAATACGTAAAATTTACCCGTGATTGTTTGGCACTTGGCGAGCATTGCGAAGCTGGCAGCATCAAAGAACTCCCAGAAAAAACATGCGCCGAATTGATCAGCGCAGATGCAGCTATGTATTTCACCCCGCCCGCAAAAGCGGAAAAAGAAACGGCAGAATCTCCGAAACATGAGACGTCCGACATTGTGACAAAATCGAAAAAAGCAAAATAAATGCGTCCAGAATATTCCATCGTAACCGCGCCGACAAGTGAACCGATCACGCTTTTACAAGCGAGCGATCACTTGCGCGTGGACTCGACGGAAGATCAATCTTACATCAAAGACTTGATTTCAGTTGCGCGGGAATATTTTGACGCGGTAACTGGCAGATCATCGGCAATTACGACATACCTAGTAACTGCCTGCACGTGGGAAGATTTATTTTGCCCTAGCCGATTGGATGGCGACACCGCTAAATATAACGG